AATGAGCCTGTATAACTATCTTCAAAATCAACATTGTTTAGTATAAACGGTATATCTCTTTTTGTATCCATTGTTCTATCTTCTATCATAGTAACAGTATAGTCAGGTTGAAAGTATGGAAGTATCTGTTCAATAATCTGTAAACCGTCATCTGAATTAGCAACATAAACACTTAAAGTAAAATTAACATTGTAAGGCACAGGCGTATATTGACTATTCATTTTAGTCGTATCAGCATTTGTTGTTACTTTAGTTATCTTTTGATTCTTATTTAACTTACGGCTGCCGTCATAACTATAACCATTAACTTCAAAGGACATTCGAGGTAGAGTGATTGCCACTTTTGAGTCATCTCCAGTTAAGTCTTGCTGTGCGTCTAATCTAGCTAAAAACTTTTCTTTTGGTGAATATGATAAAGGTACTTTAATATTTTGTAGAGGATTCCCGCTAGAATCTAGTCTCTTAATATTTACATTATTAAATATTGTTCCAAACGCAATAACAGTATTACGAATTTTTTTGTGATAAAAGTGCTCGCCAAACATTATACTATTTTACCTTTGTTAAGACCTTCTTTAATAATATATTTTTGTGTGCCATTAGCACCAATATTTACTTCTTTTTTTAGGTTTCTACTTAAATTCATTTCTTTTTTATATGTTTCAGCCTTTTTATGAAATTCTGCAAGTTGTCTATGTCTATCTCTATCCATTAGTAGTCATCAACTTCACCAAATGGGTTTCTTTCGCTGAAGTCTAATATGTCATCAGCTGTTGAAGCAGTATTTGTTCCTGCTTCTGTCTCAAATACTTGACCTTGGTCAGTAGGTGATTGTGTCGCCATTGTAAAGGTCTCATTAATTAAATAATCTATTGCACCAATAGTGCTCTCTAACACAAAAGAACCTACTTCGTTTTCTAAAGTAAACTGGAAGTTCATTGTGTCAGTTGATAGACTATCCTCAACATCATCAATTGTAGCAATACCAGTATCAATTTTTTCTGAACTATATTCAAATCGAGTACATGATAACTTATAAGTTGGTAAAGCACTTTGTTGATAAAATGGTTGTTCGTGTTCTACAAACTGTATTTCAAAAAATGCATTTGTAGTAGGAAAATAAACTAAATCCCCCTCTTGTGGTCTATCAGCAACTAAGTCTGAATTATTACCTACTAGAGTTTCCCATCTTAATTTAGATAAAGTAAATGTAATATCATCTCTTAATTCTAAACCAAACTTTTTAATAATCTCTTGTTCGCCCATATATCCATCAGTATTATCAACATACATTTCAATAATATATGAATCATTAAAAGAGCTTGCAGGATCTTCACCAAAGATGTTATCTTTGTTTACTATCTTTCTCGGTAAGTAATAGACATCTTGGCCGTAAATCTTCAGTTGTTCTATAATTAAATCTTCGTATAGTCTCTGCTCTGAAGTAGTGCCTGTGTCAAAATAGACATTTGTTGGCATTTATTTATCCTTGTTGTATGTGAGGAGGCTCTTCATAATTTAATCTTATCTCTGTTTCTAATTCTTTTTGTTCTTGAATTGCTGTAGAAAATAATTCAGGTCCGTTTAATGTTACTCCTCCTAACATCGCTGTGCCTGAAAATTTTGAAAGATTTTGTCCCCATTGTTTTTTAATTAATGCTGTTGCATATCTTTTTAAATATATATCATCATAGATATCTGCATGGGTGTCTGGATCTAACTTACGGAAAACTTCTATAATTAAAAACTCACCAGCTGTTATATCTGTTTTCCAATCCATATCTATAAACAATCTATTTGATAGGTGGTTAAATCTCATTGGTTTTTCACCCACTAAAATGTGGTCTAAAAAATCTAAATGTCGCATTGTCATTTCATAGTGTACAATACTTGTAGATGAAAAATCATATAGGTCGTTTAATCTTAATTGATATCTAACATCAAACATATTTAAGTTTGCTCTGTCAGATAAAGGAAATACATTCACGACAGAAATTACAGATGAAGGAACTACGATAAAATTATCAGCTCTTTTATATGTAGTTGTAATAGAATTATCTGTAACTGATTCTGAAACGTCAGTTGTCATTCTAGTGATATCATCTGCTGTAACTTGATACTTTAAATACATTCTTTCAACGCCATCAACATGGTATTGAGCAAAATATTGAATTGCCTCGTCTATTCTATCATCTACTTGGTCATCATCAACATTTATATCAATTACAGGTTTACCTAATGCTCTTAAACAGTATTCTTTAAATGTTGCTTTTGTACTTGGAACTGCCATATTTTATTCTTCCTTTTTAACTATTTATAACTATCCTAATGCGACAGCCTGAGCGATTGCAAATCCTTTAGTTGAACCAGTTGTTGTAGTTAATATTGTGTTATCTACATTGATTGTTACGATAGTACCACTAGTGGTTACAGTAGACACGCCTGTGCCTCCTCTAATTGTTAATCTATCTTCATTTGTCAAATTTATTGACCCACTACCCTCATCATCTGCTGTAAACAGAAACGGTGCAGTTGAAACACCTGATATTTGACCATCAACGTATGCCTTAATAGATTGTTGAGACGCAATCGCTGTAGCACTATCAGACGCCATATTATCTTCATCTACAAAACTTTTACCATCTAATATATTTAATTCAGCTGCAGTTGAAGTTACTGTCGTACCGTTGATAGATAGGGCATCTGTTTCTAAAGTACCATCAATATCAGCATTACCTGATATATCTAAAGTTGCGGCGTCTAACTCTCCTGTTAGTGTTATATTTCTAAATCCTGTAACATCTTTACTAGAGTCAACTATAACTGCCTTACTAGCAGTAATTGTACCTGCTGTAACACCATCTAATTGTGCAATCTCGGTACCAGAAATTTCAGAGTCACCTACAACAAGTGTGCCACCTGATAGAAACAATTTACGCCAAGGTCTTGTAGCAGAACCTAAATCAAAAGTTGATCCTGTTGTCGGCATTAAGTCTGCTGATATTTTATTTGTATCTAAACCACCACCAGTAAATGACATTTGTTTAGCAACAATATCCTTAAAACTTAAAAATTCTGTTTTAAGTTTTTCTAAAGAATCAATAGACTTTAAATTTTTAATTTTATCTTTATCTGCTTCTGTGGCAATTTGCATTTCAGAAAGTTGTTTTGAAACTTGACCAATAATATCTTCATTATATTCTTCTACCTCTTTTGGCAAAAGATATTCCATAATTGAAGCTGCTGATTTTTGTTCAGCTTCTTTTACTTCATTATTAACTTCTTTTTCTTCAATGTAATCACAAATACATTCTTCGCCACCACACTTTTCACAAACTTTTACTGCCTCTAATTGTGGTTCTAGTATTAACTCTTTTTTCTTTTCTTTTTTAAGAGTGTCAAATAAACCTTCTAATTCTGTTATTTTCTTTTCGTCTTTTGCTACCTTTTCTTCTAAGTCTTTTTTTTCTTCAGCAATACTAGAAAAGAAAGTACCTAATTCGGTATCAAAATCTACAGGAACTACTTTTTTAATTCCTGTTTGCATTTTTGCCTCTTGCAATTGAGCAATTTGTTTTTCAATATCTACATCTATTTCAATACCAACCTCTTCTTGAACTTCTTGAATTGGCAAGATACCTGATAAAAAATTATCTGATTTCTCGTTATCAATATATCTCTGGGTTGGACTTATAGTCATAAGTTATCTACTTACACTTGGTGTTACCGTTGCTCTTCCTTCAATTCGTCTAGTAATTAAACCAGATGAATCAGTTGTGGTTAAATCCCAAACATATCGACCTTCTGAAAGTGCACCTGTTATAGCGTCTGTTAGAGCTATAGAACAAGTACCGTCAGTTGCACTTACTTTTGCTGTGGTAAAAGAAGTTGAAGAACTAGCAAGGTGTGTTTTCCTTAGCGTAGCATTGATTGTTTCATTTGATAAATCGACTACTGTTCCTGTTGAATCTTTTACTGTTAATGTTTCAGTATAATCACAATCTTGGTCGATAGTAATATTCTGTATTGTTGCCATTATTCATTCCTATCTTTATTGTATTACTATTTATAATATATTGAGAATTAATAATTACTTAAAACTATCATTAAAATCATGCCAAGTACTTGACTGTTTATCTTGACCTATCTTACCTTGTAACATTACATTCCAAGAAATACTTATTCTATTTCCGTTCATTTTATTTATAGGTACCCAATGTGGTAACCATGCAGGAAATATCATCATTCTGTTTGGTAATGCCTCATATTCTACAACAGTTGCGTTATCTATTGTTCTCTCAGCCACAGGATCAATAACACTTGCACCACTTCTTGGGTCTTGAAAAATAATATTAGGTCCGCCTGTTAAATAAAATACGCCACTTAATATATTATTTGAGTGTGTATGGGGTGGATGCATATCACCAGGTTCTAATACATTTGCCCATACATCTGTTATATCAACCGTGTGTGCTTGATATTTCATTTGATTACAAAAATTAATACTACATATTCTAATTTTTTCAACCAAGTCATCAAACTCTTTGTGTTCATATAATTTATTAATTTGAAAAGTTCCTTGTTTTTTATTATTTAAAATCCATTCAATCATTGGTTTTAAATTAAGACCCATGTGGTCTATCATTAAAATATTTGTTGGAAATATTCTTAAATGTGTAGCTTTTGGTTCTGGATCTGCATTAAATAAATACGACATTATCTATCCATAAATATATTTAAGGTAAGTCTACCGTTGTTTATATCTGTACCATGATTGTTTACTGCTTTGTGTTTATAACTTGAACTAAACACCAGAGCTCTATTTTGTACATACTTAACTGAATTAATCACTTCATCATTCTCATTATACAAGTCTGTGCCAGAACTTAAATTAGTAGGCGACAAGTAAACTAACATAGAGTACATATGAGGTTCATCTTTGTGAATAAAGTCTATTTCTTTATGTTCGTCTAATCTAAGATGTGAAAACATATGTAATTGAAACTGACCTGTAATTAAACCTGTTAAATGTTTTCTAAATGCATTACCAAATTTGTTTGTTAACCATACATCTTCACCTGCTAATTGATTAGACCTATATCCTGGCCAATCTATTTTAGCAGTGTTTACATTTGGGTCGTTAGGATAATTTTTAGAATCGAATGTTTTTATAGACTTAACATGATTATAAACTTCATTTATATCTTCAAAATAGTTATCAATAACAATTGATTTAAGCATAATAATATTATATCACCTTTCGGTAAATTTGTCAAGGGTGTTGTGTAAATTTACCTGTGTGTAGGTCTAAAGACCTAATTTTGTTTTCCAAGCAGCAACTACAGCGTCTGTCCAAACAACAGCAGCTATATCTTGTACTTCTTGGGGATATGATGATAAATCTGTAGCAACCCAAGCACCTTCACCGTCTAATAAACCACAATCTAGAGAAACTCTCCAATTAGATGAATTTAATTGAACACCATCTTCTTTAATGATAATTTTTTTTCTAAGTTGTAGTGCCTTATAAACTCCAACAACCTCTATCTTATCCCATACTTCTTCTTTAACTAAAGCCATTTTTTAATTTTCTCCTTGTATTCTTATTTATAATGTATTAAATGTAACATAGTGTTGACATCTATTTCCTGCAAGTTGACTTCTTGTAAGAGGAACACCATCTAATCCTGTAAGGGACATACTACCTCCAGAAGCGCTAGTTCTTACTGCTTCTGTTACATTTCCACAGGTAGAGAATCCATTAGGATAATCATCACCTGCATTGAAAGGCATACCACTAAATGAAGAACCTTGAGAAGTATCTGAAGGTGACGAATTTCTTGTTATATCACAATAAACACTTACAAACTCTCCGATTTTAATATATTTAGCAGCGTGTATAGTAGCAAAACCCAAGTTATTAGAAGCAGGCGTCCAATCGCCTTCTTCGTAATCTTTTAATATTTCTGAACTATCTGTAGCACCAGTTGCGCCTGAATCTGCTGTAGCAGAGAAGTCAATACCATGACCATCAGCAAAACTTATGTCACCATTAGAAACATTAATACCATTATTAACTGTCATCTTACCAGCGTCTGATATATCAAAAGAGGCCGCAGTTACTTCACTACCACCATCATTTCCAACGAACATTATATCTTTATCTTGAAGTAAAGCTTCAATTCTTAATCTGTCATCATCATCTTTAAATTGACCATAAACTGAAGAACCGTCTGCTAGTTTTACTTCGCCATTATCATCAGCACTTAAAGTTATTCTACCAGCAACATCAATTGTTAAATCGCCTGAAGATAATGCAATAGTTGTTCCATCAATATTGAAGTTATCAATATCAATACCAGCATCAGCAGTAATTTTACCAGTAGAAACAATTGTAGAACCTGTTGTAAACGCACCAGCAACATCAACAGCACCAGAGAAGTCACCTGTTGCAGCGTCTAATTCACCAGAGATTGTTAAATTTCTTTGTCCTGATGTGTCTATACTTGCGTCTGTCGTAACCACTTTACTAGCGATTGCTGTACCAGCAGTTAGACCATCTAATAATTCTAATTCTGCCTCAGCAAGAACGGCGCTACCAGCAGTAAATCCTGTACCTGTAACAATACCAGTTGAAGTGATTGCACCTGACCCGACTGTTCCAGCAAGAGTAACATTTGCACCACTAAAAGTAGCAGCAGTTGTTGTTCCTGATTTGATTATAAGATTACCAGATGTATTAGTAAAATTAGCAAAACCTGTTCCATCATCAGAAAACTCTATATTACCACTATCAGCGTCAAGAGTAATACCACCAGCAACATTTATGCCAAGACTACCTGAACTTAAAGCTATGGTAGTTCCGTCTATATTAATATTATCAATATTAATACCAGCATTAGCAGTTACAACACCTGCAACACCAAGTGTACTTGCCATATCAACAGCACCGTCTATATCAACAACATCTAAATTAGTAGTACCATCAATATCAACATCACCAGAAATATCTAAATTCGTAAATACAGATGTACCGACTGCCGTAATTTTATCGTTAAATGTAGCCGCACCAGCAGCTGACATATCTAAAGTTAAGGCAGTAACATCAGCGCCCCCATCATTACCTTTAACAATAAAATCTTTATCTTGAGTCGTTGGTCTAATAACAAAATCAGAACTAGAATTAGTTATTTGACCAAAATTAGTACCATCATCTTTTAAGTAAATATCACCACCGTCAGCATCTAAATTAATATCGCCTGCAACATCAATTGTTAAATCGCCTGAACTTAAATCTATTTCTGTGCCGTCTATTGTAATGTTGTCAATTGTAATACCACCATCAACATCTAATGCACCACCACCAAGTGTTAATGTATTTGAACTATGAGTAAGTGTTACATCACCATTATTAAAGTTTACAACACTACCACTTGCAAGAAACAAATCAGCGAACATCAATGAACTTGTACCTAGTGCCTGACCATCACTTGTAGATGGTGCAAAAGCTGTGGCAGTCATTGTTATTTCATCTGAACCTGCAATCTTAAAATGAATTGTATCATCTGTATCAGCCGTGATACTCGTATCAGCGTCTAAATCAAGTATTAATTCATTTGAATTTAAATCTATTAATGTTGCTTTTGTTAATGCCATTGTTTTCCTTTAACTATATTTATGCGTCCTCTAGTGCTTCTATTCTTGTAATTAATTGTTGTATGACTGATACATACATAGCGTCTTTCTTACCAAGTTTAGCAATTAATTCTTTATTATCTAAATCAGAACCATCATTTAATAAATCAAAGTCAGAACCATCGCCTGCCTCATATTTGTAAGTATATGTTGCTTCTGTTTTAACATCACCAACTTCTTTGCCATCAGGTATACTATCACCTTCTTCATAGTAAGTAGCTTCATCTAAAACATCATCTGATTTTTTAGTTGCTTTTTGTTCATGTACCCAATAAGGGTCAACTGTTTTAAGTTCTTGAGCAACAAATCCTCTACGATTAGTTTCGTTACTATGAAACGCAGCGTTTTTCCAATTAAATGTTCTTGGTTTTAACGCCTTAAATGTATCAATACTATAAGTTAAATCTGCAATATCTTTTTTAAGTCTTTCGTCTGATAAAGAACCAATAGATGTATCTGTTGCAGTTAAAGTACCATCATCAGCAATTTGAAATCTAAGTTGTTCAGAGTTACTTGTTTGAGTTCTAAATTGTAAACCAACATCTCTAGCACCACCAGTCATAGTATCAGAAACTTTAAATGCTTGAACAACAGCACCACCATTACCAACAGAGAATCTTAAGGATGCGACTTCATCAGTAGAGTTGTTAGTAGCAAAATTATTATTAATGGATACTTGAGCAGTAGTACCATCATTTGATCCTTTAAAGGTTGCAATATTATCAGTTCCGTCTTTAGTTATACTCACAACAGCATCGCCAACTTGACTTCCTATAAAGAATCCAGTAGCGGTAGCCGTATTATTAAATGTAGCTGCACCAGCAGCAGCCATATCTAACTTCAAAGCTGTTATATCTGAACCTCCATCAATACCATCAAATTGTATATCTTTATCTGATACTCTATTTCTAAATTTAACATCACTACTACTTGAGGTTATTTGTAGTAATACTGTGTCTGATTCAGCCATGGTTATAACACCATTAACATTTAGTGTGCCACCTAAGTCAGTAGCAGTACCTATGTTAATGTGGTCATTACCACCATCGACAAAAATCATATTAGCATTACCATTGGATTCTACTCGGAAGTCTAGGTCAGCACTACTATCATTAAATGTAGTTTCAGTAGGATCAAAACCCATTCTGTTTATTTGTGAACCACCAATAAGTGTAGATATAGCCAAGTTACCAGTTTCTGCACCATCAGTTACAACCGCAGTAAAAGCAGAAAATGTAACAGGTACAATATCTTGACTGTTATTATTTCTAGCTCTAAATTCAATACGACCAATATCATCACCATTAGCAGGTGAAGATGAGTTTCTGTACAAAACTAAATCAGGAGCAGGATCACCAGCATCAGCATCTGTTGAAGTAATAACAAAGTTATCGTCAGCACTTGTACTTGAAAAAACTGCTGTTGTACCAGTTAATACACCACCAATTCCTAAAGTAGTAGCTATATCAACAGCACCATCAATATCCACTACATCTAAGTTTGTTGTACCATCAACATCTATATCGCCTGATATATCTAAAGCAGTACCAATTAATGTTTGTGTAAGTGTTAGTTGTCCGTTTGAAGCAATTGTTATTGCGTCAACATCTGAAGCAGAACCAATAGTTTTGCCATCGCCTATAATTATATCGTCTGTAAAAGTAGCAATACCTGTTACGCCTAAAGTTCCAGATACAGTAGCATTACCTACTACATCAATTAAAGTTGCTGTTAATTCTATTTCGTCTGTAGCAGCAATATCTAAAACTGTTGCACTTGCGCCTTGTATGAATTGAGAGGCGTCATTGAACATTAATTTGTTTGTAGAATTTAAAGTTAATCCAGCACCGTCTGTATGAGTTAATGTTGTATCTGAATCTGCACCAAAATGAATTACTGAAGAATCTGATAATAATTTAATATCATCACCAGCAACAATATCTTTAACTACTCCTAAACCACCTGCTGTTTTTAAAGAAGCAGATGTAGTTGAAGTTGCCTCTGTGGAATCACTTGTTGATAGAACTCCAGATCCAGTTATCGCAGTAGCAGAAAGTGTTCCAGCAAAAGCAACATTGGCATTAGAAAATGTAGCAGCAGTTGTTGTATTTGATTTGATTA